ATCCGTCACCTATTTTAGTGAAGAATTTGCCTACCTTACCAGTTTGAACAGTAACACCATTCATCACTTTACCGATAGAACCTATTGCTCTTCGGATTCTATTGAATGGTTTGACGATGAACTTATTCATCATCCTACCCATACTTGCAAAGAAACCTGTTATTCCCTTTTGAAGACTAACGAATCTTCCCATTGCACCACGGAGGGCTTTGGTTTCACCTTTTAATCCTGCCCCAAATGCTTTACTAATGTTAGTAAAGAAAGTAGTTACAGGTTTAAAGAAATTCTTTATCGTACTAATCATACTAGTGAATTTCCCTTTGACGAACTGAACTAATTTTGTGTTCTTAAAGAAATCCTTAGTACTCTTAGCTAATTGAGTGAATGGACTAGTAACAGTTTTAACAATACCGTAGATAAGACCAAGTACCGCACCAGACAAACCAGCAACGATTCTACCAAGTATTCCGATAAATCCGATACTCTCTTTACCTTGCGGTGCTTTGCCTCCACCACCAGATGGGCCACCACCTGCTGGTTTTTCTTGTTTATCCTGTGAACGCTGACGATCGACTGCCATACCATCGAGCATATCACCAATAAGACGTGCGGTCTCTTGCGTAGCCGCTGCCGTCTTTTCTTGGTTCTCGTTCAGTTCTGCGAGTTTCTTATTATTCTCTTCTCGCAGTAAACCGATTGCGCCTGTTAATTGTGCTTCTGCCATTACTGGTTATCCGTTTTGTTGATTCTGTCTTTCTATTCTCTCGTTCTCTTCCTTAATGTGTTCCAATAGCATATTAACATATATTTCCCTTTCCCATGGCATCATCATCTCTAGTTCGCTTAAACTGTAATGATGATGTTGCATCATTGCAAAATTTGTCTTATAATGGTTTACAAGACTATCATGAGAAAGGTTTAGGATAAAAAATCTGATATCCCTTTTAACTCAATTTCATTATCATGTTCACAGTTGATACACTTAAATTTTGCATCATGTGTCATCGATGGAAGATCACCAATATACTTGGTAACTCTTTCGAACTGTTCACTGGTCATAGACTCAATGAATTCCATCAGTTCTTTTTTGGATACATCCTTCGCATCCATACGTTCTTCTTCAAGACCGTTTTTAACTATGACTCCAGCGATACTGGCTACAACCATATCCAGTCCTAGTTTTACTTGATCACCAGATAGATCTGATTCCATAACCGACTTGTAAGAAGGGTACTTCATCTCTACCGTGATCTGATCGGTCAGTTCTACTTTCATGTCATCGTCTGTGACCTCAACTTCAATTGCAGATAGATCAATGTCTACCTCGTTTTGAGTTTCACATTCCTTACACTTGAGTAAGACTGTCGATTTCTCACCAGCAGACTTGGAACGTATCTGTGTAAACATATACTCGACATCGAATGTCGCCAGTTCTGCTACGTTTATTTTATCTTGAATACATGCATCAATGGTCGCAACGATGGCTTTTAGTGCTTGATTCTGATCACCAGATTCAAACGCCATCATGAGAACCTTTTCTTCCTTAACAAGATACGGTCTGTAGCTGACTCGATCTCCTGTCGAAGGAACCGACATCTCATATATCGGTGCAGTATTTAACTTTGGTAATGCCATTTCATTCTCCTAATAATTTAGAAATAGTTTATCTCAACTGAAGATATTTAGTCCACCACTAAGTATTGAACTAAACAAACTCTTCGCATCGTGGGCAGTTGATTCCCAATCTCTATACTTAAATGATACTGTGAGTTCCATGATTGCGTTCTCTTGGTCATCACCCAACTGTATATCACTCATTGTCGTTGGAAACGCTTCGATCAAACGACAAGTGTATGTCTTTTCGTCCTTTGTACCTAAGTCCAAATCTAATTCACCTTGGGACAATTTAAATGGCCCAATGTCTGGTAGTCGATTACGGATAGTCGGACTAATCTTTTTCAAAAAAGGTATTTGTTTATTAAAGGCAGGAATAGTTGCACCTGTCTTTAGAGTCTCAATCTTGAGATCTCTTGAGTAATCTTTAAAGTATCCTACTTCACCTTTGTTCCACGCAATACTTTGCCAATCTTCGAAGTAGTTCTTTACTATGTGTGTTGCTGGTACATGGAATGTCATGGTTACTTCTGACACCGTCTGTGCATTTACTATGTCGTACTTATATGTACCTAACTGTTTCTCGATCGTACCGATCTGTCTGCCAGGCAATAATACTGCCTTACACAATAAGTTTAAATCTTTTGTGTCGTAACCATCAATCGGAGGTAACTGAACACGGAATAGATTAGGTCTTTGAAAACCATCGGATCTACCCATAAGGGTTTTCAGTCCTTCAATAGAACCTAGTCTGTTTGTTGAATTAGCCATCTATCATTTGCCTTGAATCGTAGAATACTTTCTGTGAGTTTGCTTTTCTGAACTGTGCAGTTGGTAAGAAAGTCGCAATTTCCCACTCTGGTGTTTGAACTTCTGCAAAACGACTCTTTACATGTTTAGTCAGATAGTGTTTCAAACAAGGTTTATAGTACCGCATCTTTGCAGTCTTCTGTAAGATGCCATATGTCAATCGCATTCTTGCAGTCTTTGTCATCTTTGTACCTAATACATCCATCAATGCATCTAAGAACTTTGCACGAAGGATCGGTGGTAAGTAATGTAAATTCAATCCATAGAATCCACCTTCTGCGGGCCCTATGATAATTACTAATGGAAAGACATCGTAGTATGGTAATGTCTTCTTATGTTTTGGGTCATATGAAAACATCTGCATAGAACCAATCAATTCTCGATTGTCCGCCTTTGATGCATCACGTCTCTTCAACGGATCTTCTCTCATCAACGCTTCACGGTTGATCGAACGTAGGTTTGATGCCTTTTGTCTGAACCAATCACGACTTTCCTTAGTACGAGGTGTGATGCCCGCACGGAATGCCTGTAGTTCTAGTCTGTTGAATAAATTACTCATGTTTCTATTTATACCTATTTGTTACGTTTTTTGAAAGGTTTTAATGGTTTAGTTGATTTAGGCATCAACCCCATTGCAGTTAGTTCTTTCTCTGTCCAGATCTCAAATCCCCACCCCCGATCTTTTGCGTACTCTACCGCAGCTTTCCATTTGTTCTGGTTCTTGACATAGGTAAATGATTCTGTTAACATACGTTTAGTACGTCTACCTTTCATCTTAGGTAATTGAGTTTCTTTGAATGGCTTGACTTCGATCAGTTTAGTTTGTCCTGTTTTGTAAACAATAACAAAATCCATGAAGTAACGATGATATTTCCTATCGACTTCATATAGATAAGGTATAACAATCTCTTCTGATCCCCATTCTTTGACATCCGAAGAGTTATCACAATACTTCATCACATACTTTTCCCACAGGGATCTGTATACGATGTTGGTCACGTCACCCAAATACTTATCTGGGTTTTTAGGTTTAAATTTGCCTGAATATGCCATAAAATCCTTATAAATAGAATTAGTAGTTTTCAATAACCCTATTTAGTGGAAAAGTTATGAGCGCAAAAAACATATTTAATTATCCTCTTCATGACGAAGGTGATTATAAAGGAAGGATCAGATTTACTCTGTTTGCAGAGAAATATTTCAACACTGGTCTGGGAGACATATTGTCTGACAAAAAGACGGACATGCAATCTCTAAAAGAAAAGAGACTAGAGTTACTCAATCAAGCAAAATCAGAAGCGAAAGAAAGTGAAGGTGGTGCTGGTCAAGCCACAGATGCTACGAAGAAGGAACTAGAAGAAGTTCAAGCGCAACTAGAAGAACTTGCAAAAGACGTAGGTGCATTCAATGGAGTATCGAATGAAACCGAAATGGGATTAAGACCAAGACAGATCGTTGACACTGAAGTACTACTATATCTTCCACAGGGTTTACAGTTCAGGGATAATGTTACATACGAAAACGTTGATGTAGGTGCGACAGGATCGGCAGTTGCTGGTGGTGCATCTATACTAGGTTCTATGGCAGATGGTGTTGGATCATTTGTACAGGGACTTTCTGGTGGTAGTGGTGCTGGTGACGGTCTTGCCAAACTCGCAACAGTTAGACTTGCACAAAAGGCGGGTAAGTTTGGTGATGAGGTTACGGCAGGTCTTAAACTACAAACAGGTGTTACTACTAATCCAAACACACGCTCGTTATTCAAACAAGTTAATATGCGTGAGTTCCAATTTAATTTTAAGATGATTGCACGATCTAGAGCTGAGTCAGAACAGATAAAAAAGATTGTCAACTTCTTCCGTAGTGAATTATATCCCGAAGACATTCCAGTAACTATTGGTGGTCAAGAGATATCACTTGGTTATAACTTCCCTAACAAATTCAATATCGAGTTCGAATATGACGGTAAGACTATTGCACACAAAGTCAAACCATGTTTCTTGCGTTCGGTCGATACAACATATAATGCAAGTCAGATGGCATTCCATGATGATGGTGAGTTCCTAGAAGTGGACATGAACCTTAACTTTACCGAAACCGTTACCCTATCCAAGAAAGACATTCTTGATACAGATGCGGATGGAGTTGGATACTAATGAGTACAAAATATTTTCAACGGTTTGAGAAACTATATTACAAGTTTGGTGAT